CGTCTGCACCTTTTAAGCATATTTTACTATTATTTTTTAACACAATAGATAATTCCGCTTCATTTATTTTTTTAACCCAATTTAATTTGTTTAATCTTGTTTTTAATTGATCCCACCAAACCATTTTTGCTTGACGGTAGGAGGGCAAGATGGCCCAGCATATTTGCTCTGGTATTCTAGCATGATAACATATTTCTCTAATAGCTAAAGTTGTTTTGCCGAATCTTCTTCCTGCTACAACTGTTCTAAATCTAGTTTGGTCTTGTGCTACTGATTTTTGTGGTACTGATAGTTTCATTATTCTTTATCTTCCTCCCACGGTAATGGTGATGTATTTTCTTGTGCGTTAGGGTCATCTTTTTGGTCACAATAATTTCTTCCCAACCATATCTGCATTCTTGTATCACCTTGTAATGCTTTATCAAATTGTGCTTGTCTTAAACTTGCTTTTCCTTTTGCTCTACCTTCTTCTATAACTTTATTAAATCTTCTTTTAACACCGTCACCAGTCATACCTATAATGTAACCTATTTCCGCATAGGTACACATAGTAGATGCTAATCTCTTAATCATCTCCTTATCGTGTGTCTTGTATTTCTTTCCTCTGTTATCTGGTACTATTCCCATTATCTTAACTGTTTGTCCTCACATATAATTCTAAAATGTCGTACATCTGTATCGCCATCTGCTGTTACAACTTTTACTTCAACTGGATATACATTTCCAGCAGTACCACCATTTACTCTTAATACAACCTTAGTTGTTGTTGCGGATACATCCACCGCGTGGGAAGTTGGAAAGGCCAATGGACTTGCATCTCCTGAAATTGTTCCTAATGTAACTGTAGGCTCGCCTGTAGAGTCATCTAATAATGTATCTCCATCATTTAGATAATTTGTCCAGTCCAAAGAATAAGTTATATTTGCATCGGGGTCCTTCACGATATAAATGCCCCTATTATCACGAAGATATCCTGTTAAATCAGACATTTATAGTATCCCTTCTCTTTGAACTAACGAATGCTGGTCGTTTAATTTTAAAATTGCGTGTTTCTTTAAGTAGGTTATAAATTCTTGTTTCAGGTTTAACATTAAAACTCCTTGAATCGTTTTGTAAAATAAAACTTCTTGTTTCTGCTGTTACTGTATTTAAGCGTGTTTCATTGTTTAATGTAAATGTATTAAATGGATCAACAAGTAATATACTTCTTGCTGTTACGTCAATAGTAACATTAGCATCAATAGTTGATATTGCTATATCTAAATCTAAAGCACTAACACTTATAGTTGCCGTAATAGGTAATGTTGCTTTCCCTCCTGCCAACCACATTGCTGTTACGTCAATAGTAACATTAGCATCAATAGTTGATATTGCTATATCTAAATCTAAAGCACTAACCGTTACACTTGAAGAAATAGATGGTGAACTTATTGCAACTGCAGGAGCAAGTACTCCAGCAACTGTAACTGTACCCGAAGCAATAGATAATACTGTTGCTAAATCTAAATCTAAAGCAACAATTCCACCTTCTACATACTCTGATACAACATAGTCATCTCTTACATAAAGATCACCTATTGTAACATTTATTTCTAGTGTTGCTGTTGCTAATAATGTAGCCATTCAATCTCCGATTATTATAAACTAAAAATTAGTCTATTGTAATAGTTAAAGCTGAGGCGTTTATTTGTAAGGTGTCTCCATCTGATATAGTCTTGGATGCCGCTAAGGCTCCATGAGCTAATAGATTACCCGAACTTGATGCATCAAATATTCCAATATGTGTAATAGTACCCCAAGCACCCCCAGACGCCGCTGTAAATGTAATTGCTGAACTATTTGTAATTGAACTATTATCTGTTCCTGCTGTAGCCGAACTCATTTTATTATCAATTTGTACTCTTGCGTATGCTGAACCACTTACTTCTGTACCAGAAGCTGAATCTGTTGGTGAATTAGTGAATAATCCAATATATGCATTTGGAGCTGTATAAGATGTGTTCTTAAACAATAAATCTAATACCTTAAGCTCTGCAAATGTAGAAAGTGCCGTCATTAAAATTCCTCCTTAAAGGTTGTTATTACGTAACATTGTTATTTAATGATTTTTTAGAAAGAATAATATTATATTGTTTCTATGAATTTTTTACCAGATAAGTTTTCAACTTCTTTAACTAGGGCTTCCATGTTGACCCTTACAGTTTTACCTGTTCTTGTGTTCTTAGAATAGTATTCCCATTCACCTTGTTTATTGTGCGGTGATATCTTAGTAGCATTTCCAGCCTCGTCTTTTACATATACTTCTGAACTTGCTGAATCATCCTTGGCATATATCCAACTGAAGTCTGCACCGTGTGTGGGATCACCTGCTTGGTTGTCCAATCTTATTGCACCCATCCTTGATGATGCCGTGGCATCCTCAGAATAGAAAGCGTAGTTGTTGGTTAGTGTCAGGTTGGTTATAGAGTGTGTGCCTGCCCTGAAGTGATAGAAGTCTGTTACTGCTGATGTGCCTGATCCATGGGAGTAGTCCATACCAATCGACTCGTAAGCAACAATATCGGTTATTGTAAGGTCACCTGTGTTTGTGCCCATCTCGAAGAATGTGCCCATTCCTGTCAGGTTTGTTATTGTCAGGTCACCGGAACTGCCTGGATATACTGCTACACCATAGTTTCCACCTGATGCTTGACCTAGTGTTGCATTGGTTGCACTGTTGTTGCTGACATTTGAATATGCCTCCAGTCCTATTGGTCCCCTGCTCCTGTATTGGCTACTGGTTGCAGTAGAACTTGATCCATTCAATTCAAGACTTAATATTGCCCTGTTTCTCCATCTCTGATCAGAGTCCGAACTGCTCTGAGATGCAGTCAACTTGATGTCCTGTATTATGATATTTTTGTATGGCCTGGTTGAACTAGTTGTGACAAGCGTGTGGTCTAGATCTTGGTATAGCATTACGTTGGCATTGTCATACCTTGCACTGGTTGAAAAATTAGATAAATCTCCACCATTCGCGGCCAACAACACCTGTCCAGTTCCGTTACCTTGTATGGATATGGAATCGTTTGACCTGTTTGCACTAATTTTGTTATCTACTAATGATATTGCTGATGTTGTTAAGTCTCCAGTAACATTTGTATCTGCTTGTAATTCTATTGTTCCTGTTCCACTTGTTCCAATTTCTAAATTAGCATTTGAACTTAAAGTGCTTATTGTATTTCCTTCAATTTTTACATCACCAAACTTACTTTGTCCGCTGGCAGAATTATCATAGAATGCCCAAGATGTTGCACCGTCATCTGAATTCATATCAGCATAAAATCCATATGAATTTGTAATTGTAGCAGTTCCACCACTTCCTGTTCCACTTGTACCATTTCCTGCAAAATGATAACCATAAGCATTAGTAACTAAAGCGGTTTTACCAGCCCCTAGATTCCAAACAGCAACTTCACAACTACTGTTTACACCCAGCATGTTTGTTACCGTTAAATTCCCATTTACCTTTGGTGAGATATAACCATATCCACGAAAACCAGTTGCTGATGATATTATACTATCATCTGTGTTTGAAGAGGTTATGTATGCCGTTAGAGCAAGTGCTTGCACACCTCTGCTTAAATTTGAGTGTGTTATTGAAGAACCATTAAGGTCCAAAGCCGTCACACAAATATTTCTAAATCTTGCGTCTGAACTTGTAGTATCTGAACCATCTGTTTTAAGACTTGTTTGTATCCAGTTTACATAAGTTCTATCGGCACCCGGAACAATTGCCTCATCAACATAATACATCGCATTACCTTTAAATCTGTCAACTGAACCATATGCACCTGATATCAAACCTCCAAAGTCATCATACCAGTCTGCATTTCCAGTGACAGTAACACCTGAACCTGCAGGTTGAATATAAAGGTTATCATTACTTCTTGAAGCCTGAATTTTGTTATCTACTAATTGAATAGCATCTGTTGAAATGTTTGTTGTTGCTGTTATGGCACCTGTAACTGCTAACGTTGAACCATCAAATGTAGCATTGGCTTCTCCAATTAGTGCGTTTGAACCTGTTACCGTTGCTATTGTATTATTTGTTGAACCTGATAATGATACACCACCACCACCACCAGCACTTGCTTCTAAACTAATTTTACCACTTGAATCGTCATATGTTAAAACATAGTTGTCTTGTCCCGATGCCACTGATTGATCAACATCAAATCTAAAGTTTCCTAATAAAATATCTCCAGTACCTGCTGGGTCAATAATAATATTATCGTTACTTCTTAATCCTGATATTGTATGGTCATCAATTTTTATTGCATCGTTGGCTATACTTGTAGTTGCAGTAATATTTCCTGTTACTGCTAACGTAGAGCCATCAAAAGAAAGATTGCCCTCTGCTGTTATAGGACTTGTTCCAGTTCCTGTTAGTACGGCATTTGATGTTAAACTTGATGCACCAGTACCACCATCTGCTACTGTTAAATCTGTTATACCCGTAATTGTTCCGCTTGTAATAGTAACTGCACCTGTTACATCAAGTGCTTCTGCTATTGTAATTTTTGATGAATCTGATGAATCTAATGTTGTACCATTAATTCTTAATGCATCTAAAACAATATCACCAGTACCACTTGTAGTTAAAGTTAAATCTGCATTACTTGGAGAAGAAATTGTCGAGCCTGTAACTGATAGATCACCTAATGTTGATAATGTATCAGCATAACCTAAACTGTTCCATGCTGTTGCACCATCTCCAATTTTGTATCTATTTGTATCTGATTCCCAAGCAAATTCTCCTGCCGCTAGTGTAGGATTACCGCTTGTCCAGTCTGCCGCTGTATCTCTTCTTAATTGTATTTTTGTAGCCATTATGCTGTCCCGCCGTCTATTGTTGGTACTGATGTATAAGTTGAATCAGCAACTCCACCATCAATATTTATTGCTGTGGGGTCTCTAAAGGATAAAACACCAGAACCGTTTGTTCCTAATACTTCATTTGCAGAACCATCTGCGTTGGGTAAAGTATAAACTGCATTTATATTAACTTTACCTGTTCCTGCAGGATTTAAAGTTAAGTCTGCATTTGATGGAGAAATGATTGTTGATCCAACAAACGTAATATCTCCTGTTGAAGCACCTCCACCTCCACCTGCCGCATCTACATATGCTTTGATTGATTGTTGTGTTGCCAATGCCGTAGCACTGTCAGTCGCCATATTGTCTTCATCTAATATTGTTGTAACTGTTGCACCTGTTCCTATTTTAATTCCTGTTTGTACATCCACTATACCTGAACCATTGCCTGAAAGTTCTAAGTTTGCATTTGAGGCATTAGAACTAATTGTGTTATCTGTTATTGTAACACCATCAACTTGCACCCATTTACCTGCTTTGGGATTAATGGTGATTTCACCATCACTTGAATCTGTTAAAACAATGCTGTTATGATTTGTTATTGATCCTTCACTTGGGTTATCACCATTTGCTATGGTGAAATCACCACCACCAACTGATGCTGACAATGAAACATTAGTATCAACTCCCCCAAGAAAAATTCTCCTTGCTAAAAGACCTATTCTGCTATTGACACTACTTTGGTCTGCGCCATCTCTTATTTGTGTCCCACTAACGGCATTGTTATATATTTTTGCACTAAAATTTCCTGTATTATCATAGAAAAATTGTAATTCATTTGTAAAATCATTAGTAGGGCTAATAGAAAAAGTGTCTCCAGGAAAAACTTTTACCCCTCCACTTCCAGCCCCTTGTAAATATAAATTGTCGTTAGTTCTTGTTGCTGTAATTTTGTTATCTACTAATTGAATTCCATCAACTTCTAAATCGCTACAAGCTTTGATGGGGGTGGCATTCATGTTTAAACCACCGCCACTTATGTTAACCTCTCCTCCTCCTAATGGATCTATATCGATATCTGCACTAGTGACGCTGAAACCATCTCCGCTATGGACAACAATCTTGGACGAATACCATCCCACGTTGTATAAATTGGGTCTGTCTATGTTGTTCTCGTAAGCGATACCATTACATATAATTGTTTCACCATTTATGTTGGCCGCTCCAATGTAATGCGTTCCTCCTGTTGCACCATTGTTCCTTAAAGCAAGCCTGCATTCACTGGATGTACCTGTTAGGAAAATAAAATTGCCACCTACGCTGTTGTCTGATGACACTGTTTCAAAAACCAAATCGTCATTGGTGTTTGGCGTTCTGATGGTTGGTGGATTTGTGTCCGTATAATATCTCCAAGGATTTGGTCCTGTGGAGTCATCATCACCTATCTGTACTTTGTATCCATCTAAAATAATGTTTCCACTGCCGCTTGAACTGAGCATAAGGTTATCCTGACTTCTTGTAGCTGAAATATTGTTATCATTGATTGTAATTGCCGGCATAACAATAGCACCTGTACCTGATGGTTCTAATGTTATATCTGCATTACTTGGAGATATTATTGTACTTCCAATAACTGATAAATCACCAATACCTGATGGTGTTACTGAATCTACATATGCTTTAATTGACTGTTGAGTTGCAAGTTTAACTGCAGAGTCAGATCCCATTGCATCTTCATCTAATATACCTGTTACAGTTGCTCCATCACCTGCTACACTTAAATTTTCTAATACAATAGTTCCTGATCCATTTGCATTTATTTCTAAATTAGCATTTGAAGCATTTGTTGATATTGTATTGTCTGTTATTGTAACTTGATCTAATGTACTTGCTCCAGTAACTCCTAGTGTTGTGCTAAAAGTACCAGCTCCAGTTACAGCTAACGTACTTCCATCAAATTGTAAATTACTTTCTCCTTGAATAGCGTTTGCTCCAGTTACGGTTGTTAATGTATTATTTGTTGATCCAGATAATGCTGTATGGCTTTTGCTATCAACATAAGTTTTAATTGCTTTTGCACTGGCTAACGTTGTGTCTGTGCCTGCTACTGAACTAATGTCAGTGTCTAATACACCTGATTTTAAATTGTCTACTTCTATGTTTGAAACTGTATTGTTATCAACGTCAATTGTTTTATTAGTAAAAGTTGTTGATGAACTAGCAGTAACGTCACTAGTTGCATTAATTGTTACTACACCCGCTGAATCAGTAGAAGTAGTCACGTTATCTCCACCTTGGATGTATAAATTTGAATCCATGCCTATTTGTATAGTTGCACTATCGTCTGCGACTACAGAAAAAGTGGCATCTCTCAAATTCAAGAAATTACTGTCGAGCTGGCTATGCGTGAGTTGACTGGATTTCGCAAGGTTATCGCTTGTAACTGTTGTTGAACTAATTGCTCTTGTTGTAAGTTTGGCTTTAGCCATTTAAATATCCTCTGTTATCGTTTTTAACTCCACGATTATTTATTAGAGATTTATATGTTAATATATGTTGTTTGATTACTTCTTTTTATGTTTGGCATATGAAGGCCAAACTGCTTTGAATGATTCAAGTTTGTCTTCAATTAAATCAGGGTTTTCTTTTAAGTATTTTTGGCGTTGATCTGAATCCCTATTACGATCCATTTGTCTTTTTACTTCTTGTGAAGTTAACATTGGTTCTGATTCATCTGCATTCTCTGGATTCAGTACTGGACACCATGGTAGGTTTTGATTCATTCTTTTTAAAATTACTTTTATTTTTAATAAAGCACGACACATTTTAATAAGTTGCTTTTCAGTAATATCTTTATTACGTCCGCCTCTATGATAAGGACCTACATTATCGGCTATGCCTGGAATAACATATTCATCATGGTCGTTCCAGTCAGTTAACAAATTATCTATTTGTAATTGTGTTTTTAGTTTTTCAATGTCACCACAATATTGGTATAATGTTTTTCTTTCTTCTTCAGTCATTGTTACCATAACTGCTGGATTTGTTTGGCCTTTTCTTGTAGTATAGCCGTCTTTTAAAGTATGTAATTTACTCATCTTTTTTAGGCTCTTCAGCTTTTGCAGGGGGTATATTTTTTGATTGCAGATATTGTGCTATCTTGTTCCACAATGCTCCTGCCACTGCTGAATCTGGTGCTCCATAGGCACCTTTTCTACAAGCCATATCTATTAGTTGTGCTAAGGCTTGGTACTCTTTGTCTGTTAATGGATTACTTTCCTTCATTGTTTCTCCTTACGTCTGGGGTTGGTATTGAATCGTCTAATTCATCTAATACTTTTTCTGCTAACGTTAACTGATTACTTTCTATTAGTCCTTCTGCTACGTCAAAATCATTCTCTGACCATTCATCTCCATATTTTGCACCTATCAATGCCGCTTCTCTAACAATATCAATAACAGTCCATCCTTTGGCTCTTTCACATACTCTCTTAACTCGTATGTCATAATGATTGTTTACTTTAGACTCTGTATTATCATTCTTTCTACTTCTAATCAGTTGAATTATATCATCTGCTCTTTTTTGATCACTTGTTGTCATTTATTTTCTCCTTTGTGTTTTCTATTATTTCTTTTTTTCTTTTACGTGCTTCAGCATTAAGTCGTCTTGTTTCTGTTCTTTTACTCATCGTTTCCTTGTGTTTAATCATAACAGCGAACTCTTTGTCTTTTAAAAGATCACGCACCCAGCTATTATTATCTTGTTTCATTTTAATGTTATTCATTATAGCAACCCTTTGATATCAGGCATTGTTGCGTTAAATCTTCTGCAACTCCAACTGTCTTCTTTGAATACCCAGTCTTGATGCGTATGCTTATTACAAACAATTACGTGCCAATGTCCAGTGTTTGGATTGAGTTCAGTATATGCTTGTTTGGTATCAAATAGTTTATTGATTATGTTTTCCATTGTGTGCCTTTGTTATTTCTCTTGCTATTTCCTCGAGCGTAAAATGTTTGCGTAAAACCTCTATACCCCACTCCATAGCCACCAATCCAACTACGTCGGTTAGGTTGCTCTTGTTTGGCTGAACAAAAAAGTCTAATGTTTGTTTGACTTCTTGTTGAATAAGTTTGATATCTTCTAATTCTATAGCCTCCTGATATAATGCAAAAGACGATTTTGTCTCACTTAGCAAAAACTTTTGCTTGGTTGATCTCT